GACAGGCGTCATGGGTTGAGGCGGAAACAAGAAGGCCAGAACCGAGGCCGACGCCGCCCGTGAGGCGGCCGTGAAAAAGATTCAGGAACAGCGGGAATCGTATCGGCGGCGACTCGCCGAACTCGCACAGCAGGAAGGCAACAAGTGAACTGGACGATCCTGGCGTGGCTGCTCGCCCCCCTCGCCGCCACCCGATGGGCCACCCTCATAACCCGAGACTCGTTCGGGCCGATCCGCCAACTCCGAGAATGGGTCGAGTTCCGATGGCCCGACGATGACACCGTGTTCCTCGATTCGGTCGTCACCGAAACCACCGACCGGTCGAACCCCGACGTGCCGGAGGTGCGGACGTGGGCCACCCCGAAAGGTGTCGACGTGTTCCCCGTCGGGGCAGGCGAATACCGGGCCGTCAACCCCCACCCACTCGGCACCCTCGTCTCCTGTGTCCGATGCGTGTCGGTGTGGACGGGACTGGCCGCTGCGGTCGTCGCCGTGCTGGTGGTCCCGGCGGTGGCGGTGGTCGTGTTCGCCCCGTTCGCTTTCTCACAGGTGGCGATTGCGTTCACCCGAACCGACTGACATGTTATAGTCGGTAACGTTGTCGAGATAGAAGGGTCTATGGACTATTTCCTGGTCGGTCGCACCCAAGCCGAGGGTGAGCTCTGATGAACACCGCCACTTACTACGTCGGCGATGTCCTCGACGTGCTCGCCACCATTGAACCCGGGTCGGTTGATCTGGTGCTCACCTCGCCGCCGTTCCTTGCGCTCCGGTCCTATCTGCCAGCCGACCACCCCGACAAGGCGAAGGAGGGCGGACAGGAGAAGACACCGGGCGAGTTCATCGACTGGCTGCTGGACGTGGTGGAGGCGTGTGACCGGGTGTTGGCGCCGCACGGGTCGATGTGTTTCGAGTTGGGCGACACGTACGCCGGGTCAGGCGGGGCGGGCGGCGACTACGACGAGGGCGGGTTGAGGGATGGGCAACCCAAGTTCAAGCAAGGGTCGCCCAAGTGGCGAGGATATGACGGCCGTGGCCCGCGCGACACCACAAGTATTGATCAGGCCAATGTCGGCATCATGCCAGCGAACGGCGGAATCGGCTGGCCCGCCGACAAGTCCCTAACTCTGGTCCCCGAGACGTTCCGGTTCGCTCTCGCCTACGGACGGAACCCGCATACGGGACGCAAGACAAAGCCGTGGCGGGTCCGCAACGTGATCCGATGGGTGCGCCCCAACCCCCCGGTCGGTGCGTTGGGTGACAAGTTCCGGCCTGCCACGTCGGAGATGGTCGTGTTCTGCCGGACAGGCGAGGCGGGACGCAAGCGGTACTTCGACCTCGACGCCGTGCGGGAACCACACAAGAGAGACCCAGCTCTGTACACCGGCAACGGATACAGCAAAGGGAACCCCGAAGGCGTCCCCGGTAAGGAAGCAATGCCCGGCAACCCTGCTGGTGCTCCACCGTTGGACTGGTGGGAAATCCCCACCTACCCCTACCCGGGTGCGCACTACGCCACGTGGCCACCCGACCTGTGCGTGAAGCCGATCAAAGCCATGACACCGGAGAAGGTGTGCGAGACGTGCGGCGAGGCGAGCAGACGGATCACCGAGCGGACCGAGGAGTACGCGGCAGCCCGTGCGGCGATTGGCGACTTCAATCAGCGAGACGGCACAGGGCAGGGCGTTTCCGGATCGAGGTCCGTGCTGGTCAAGGCAGCCGGTAAGGACATCACATCCGCCGAGAACGTCACCGTCGGCTGGACTGACTGCGGGCACGACACCTGGCGGCCAGGCACCGTCCTCGACCCGTTCGCCGGATCGGGAACCACCCTGGCTGTCGCTGTCGGCCACGGCCGCAACGCCATCGGCATCGATCTGGACGAACGCAACGTCGAACTGGCCCGAGACAGAGTGGGGCCGTTGTTCTTTCAGGAGGTGGCTGATGTCCTTTGAGTGGCGTGAATGCGCCAACCTCGACGATGAGGGACACCCTCCTCTTGTCGTCCCGACCTGGAAGGGGTTGACCCCGCCGAAGCGCTGCGGCAGGCGATCGCACGCAATGAGGGGCGGCGGCGGCGGGTAGACTGATCGCCATGGCGACGTTCGGTCATCGAGTGGTCCAAGCGGCAGCCGTCGAAACGTCGGCGGTCGAAGCCCGTCAACAGTGGCGAGTCAAATCCAAGGACTCCCCGTTCGGTGACCCCACCGAGGACATGATGTGGGACTACTGGGAACGTCTCCCCGAGATCAGCTTCCCGGCCACGGTCATGTCGAACGTGGCCCGCCTCGTGTCGTTCTTCCCCGCTGAGGAACCCGCCTCCGGAGACGAGGACTCCGACCCGACCAAAACCGAGAACACCGCTGTGTTGAAGGTGTGGGAGCAGGTCGGTGGGGAACAGAAGATCGCCGAATGGGTGTCCGATTTGGTGACCCATTATTGGGTGCCCGGCCAGGCGTGGCTGGCGGCGACCCGGGTGGTTGGCGGAAAGTTGCGTCTGGTGGAACCCGACGACGCCGACGGCGACTGGGAGGTTCTGTCCACCGCCGACCTGAAAGACGCCGGCGGGTTCGACAAGTTGGCGGACATCCCCTCGGGTGATGTGCGGTTCTGGCGGTTGTACCGTCCGTCGAAGCGGCGTCGTACCCGCCCTGATTCGCCTGTCAGGCATGTGGCGTTCGACTGTGAGATGTTGTGGACGTATCGGATGAACCTGCGCGCCAACTCTGTCGGTCGGGCCGCCGCCGGTTTGAAGGCCATGCCTCAGCGCCTACTCCAAGAAAAGGCAGCCAACGGGCGTAGCTTCGAGGACCAAATGGTGGAGGACATGCGGGCGGCCCGCAAGGTGGGCGACCCCGCCTCAGAATTCCCACTCATCGCATGGGTGCGGGACAAGGACGAAGCCGAAATTGTCACGTCCCCCCCAGTCAAGTTCGCCGACCCCGCCGCCGTCGCCGACCTCCTCGCCAAAGAGGGAGCAGCCATCCGGGCGATCGCCACCGGACTGGACATGCCCGCCGAGTTCCTTTCCGGGCTGGGTGGCGTCAACCATTGGGGTGCGTGGCTGATCCAACGCCAAAACTACGACTACCACCTCGACCCGATGGTGGTTCGCATCCTCCGAGACGTAACTCCCTGGTGGAAAGCTCGACTGGAAGCGTCCGGTGTGGACTCGACCCGCCAGATGTTGTGGCGGAACCCCGACTCGGCGGTGTCCAACCCCAACTCTTGGGAACAGGTCCAATGGCTGTACGACAACTTCCTCATCGCCGGGGAGTTTGCCCGCAACTCGGCCGACGTGGGCGACATCGCCGCACCCGAGGAAGAAGAGATCATGCGGCGGATCGCCATCGACCGGGCACGCAACACCCGACTGGCCGTACCGGGCGCACCCGTCGAGGACCCGTTCGCACCGGGCACCACCCCCGAATCGGCCAACCCGTCCGAGTCGGATGACATGCCCGACGCCATCCAAGCGGCCGCCACCCCCGAACTGGCACGCCTCGCCCGCCGTCTCGCCGTCGTCGACCAGACCCTCATCGTCGAAACCGAACGGACCGTGGACAGGGAAGCGACCCGACTGCTCCGGAACCTGAAGCAGCGGATCAACGCCGCCGCCAAAGCGGCCAGCATCGCCGTCACCGACCCCGACCGGGTAGGCGAGGAGCTCGGCGTGTCCGCCGTTCTCGCCCTCCTTTCGGTAGGGTCGATCGACGAACTGGTCAACCCCACCGACGTGGACGTGACTAAAACAGAGACGGCGATCGCTCGGGCACAAACCGAAACGGACCGTGCCCTCTCCCGCATGGGTGCGACCCCCGTACAGTCCAGAGACCCCGACCGGGAGGCCGCCACCGGGCTGCTCGCCGGCACGGTGGCGGCCGCTGTCGCCGCCGCCGTGTTCTCGAGGCCCACCCCGACGGGCGAGTCAGCAGGCGAGATCGTCCCGTTCGCTCTGATCCGTGAAACGCTGGACGTCGCCGGCGGCGGGTTGGCGGCGAGGTCGGCGGACGGGGAGGAAGCGTGGGAGTTGGTCGGGAACGGCCGCCACACTGTCGACAGTCTCACCCGGGTGGGTGTGGCGTCGGAGGCGTTCCAATGGGTGTACGGGGCGACACCCCGCCAAACGTTCGAACCGCATTTGAACTTGGATGGGGAAGTGTTCGACCGGTGGGACGCCCCCGTTCTGTCCCAGGAGGGGACGGGTGGCGAGTGGGTTGGCGGCCAGTTCTTCTACCCGGCCGACCATCGGGGCTGTCGGTGCACGTATGAGCGGGTGCTCGCCTATGTGTCGCCGCCGCAGTCGGTGGCAGCGTCGGCACGGGGGTAGACTGCTCTACGGAACCTACCGAGGAGCAGACCATGCCACCGTTCGCAACCTGGCCCACACCATCCACAATCCAGGCGGCCGCCGACGGCTACCGGATCTGGCTGGCACCCGTGAACCTCCCCTCCGACGACGGCAGAGTGATCGTCGATTCGTTGGGGCATCGGGCGGGACGACTTCCGCTCATGTTTTCCGACAGCGAGATGGGGCATGGCGACGCCATCCATGTGGGCACGTTCACGAACGTCCACATTGTCGAAGTGGACGGGGTGCAATGGGCGGTGTCCGACGACGTGGAATGGGACTCCGACGCCGAGGCGGTAGCCGCCCGCAGGATGGTCGACGACGGCCAGTTCCGTGGCGTGTCCATCCACATGGGCCGTGGCCGGTTCGCCGAGGTGTGCCCCAACGGGTCCGGCGGATACACCGAGGTCGACGCCGAAGACATCGACGTGATCGTCGACGAGGAGACGGGGATTCCGTTGGAGTTCCGTGCCCCCTGCGACGAACCCCTGTGGGGTGCGTTCGAAGCGACGATCGCCGCCGCCACGATCGTGGCCATCCCGGCGTTCGAAACGGCCCGCATCGAACCCGAAGCGGCCACCATCGTGGCCTCTGTGGAAGAGATGGAGGGGGAGCCCGGCGAGGCGATCCTGGTGGGCGAGTTGGGGGAAGGGTTCGAACCGATCTTGAGGGCGGCCGGCGGCGTGTCCCTTGATGCGCCACCCGTCGCCTGGTTCGCCAACCCCGAGTTCGGCGACACCGGAACCGGCGACGACGCCGACCCCCGCCTCGTCTACGACGACAGACACGACCAGTGGGGATGCCCCCTCACCGTCACCTCCGACGGGCAAGTGTTCGGACATCTCGCACTGTGGCGAACCTGTCACACCGGATACCGGGACCGATGTGTCACCGCCCCCAGAGGCGCCGACCTCACCCCGTTCCACCAGTGCCGGGTCACCACCGACGACGGCGAAACCCTGGCGGTAGGCCCCCTCGTTGTCGACGAAGGCCACGCCCCCGTCCAGTGGACAACCGACCGGGTATCCCGCCACTACGCCGACACAACCCTCGCCGCCGCCTACGTCACAGTCGGCGAGGACCGACATGGCATTTGGGTGGCCGGTGCCGTGTCCCCGAGAGCCACATCGGAGATGGTTGACACGTTGCGTCGGCATTCCCTGTCCGGGGACTGGCGGTCCCGTGACGGACGGATGGAACTGATCGCCGCCGTGTCGGTCAACTCCCCCGGCTTCCCCGTCCCTCAGGTGCTGGTCGCCTCGGGGGAACCGGTGGGGATGATCACGTTCGGGGCGCCCCAACCCGACACCGAACCAACCGAATCGGAGTTGGTGGTGATGGCGTTGGAGGCGATGTCGCATCGTATCGACCGGCTCACGTTCCTTCTCACCGACGTGGAAGCCGACCCGGCGGTGGCGGTGGTCGACGAGCCGTGCGACGAATGCGGCGAAGCCGACCCGGCGGTCACATCGGTGGACGATCAGGCGGTGGAGTTCCTGGCCGACGAACTCCTCGACACCCTGTAACATCCAGCCGACACGCTGGGAAACCCACAGAACCCGCCTCATCCTCAGGGGGCGGGTTCTGTGTTACCATTTTCGGGTAGCCCGGTGTCCCAGGCCGTGAAGGCGCACAGAGCCCAAGTGCGACAGGGGTAGCAAATCGGAACCGTCCGAAGCCACACCCATCCGCATAGGAGGACACCAATGAATCTCCAGGAGATTCTCGCCGCCATCCAGGCAGGCAACTTCGCCGACCTCACCGACGAACAGATCGCCGAAGGTCGAGCCGCCATCCGTGACGCCCTCGTCGCTCACCGTTCCGGGGAACAGACCGTCGAAGCCGACGAGTTCGCCGTTCTCGTGGAATCGGGGCGGGCGCTCGTCACCGAAGCCACCACCCGAGAGGCAGCCGCCTCCGAAGCAGCCGAAGCCGACGCCGAACTCGACGACCTCGTAGCCGGACTGTCCGACCCCGACCCAGAGCCGGAACCGGGCCGCCCGTCCGTCGCCGAGATCGCATCCCGCCGACCCGCACAGGTCACCCCCGACCCCGACCCCGAACCAGAAACGGAACCCCAGTCGGTGCTCGTCGCCGCATCCGGTTTCGCAGGTTCGGACGCCGAGGACGCAGGGGAACGGCTCGAGTCGATCTCCGACCTCGGGCAGCGGATGCTCACCGTCCACCGCGCCTACTCGACCCCCGACGCCGGACGGGTCATGCCCCGTATCGCCAGGCACGCCTGGTCGAACTCGGTGGCGACTCTCGTCCCGAACTCGGATGAGGGGTCGGTGATGGAAGTGTTCGCACGGGCGCAGGCCGAAGGGCAGCGGCGGGCACGGGCAGCGATCGACGCAGGGTTCAACCCGCAGGTCCTCCAGGCCGCATCCGGTATTTGCGGTCCGACCGAACCACGCTACGACGTGTACACGATTGGGTCGGCCACCGCCGGCGTCATCGACCTGCCGATGGTCAACCTGGCTCGGGGGAAGGTGTCCTACCCGGACCCCCTCACCTACGATTCGCTGCGGGAGACAGACGGCATCGCCTACAAGTACACGTCCGACGACGGGTCCGGCATTCACGGCGACGTGGTGAAGGACTGCTACACGGTGTCGTGTGGAACCAACCGGGAGTTCGAGCTGGCAGCGTTCCAAACGTGCCTCAAGTTCTCGAACTTCCAGGGCAAGTTCAACCCGGAATGGGTCGGCCATGTGACAACCCAGTCGCTGATGACCCACTCCCACATCGTGAACAAGGACCTGATCGGGTCGCTCGTCGCCGACACACGGACCGTCGATTACGGCACCACCGACTTCGGGGGTGGCGCCATCGTCAACTTCACCCGTGACCTGGCGTTCCACACGATGCTGTATCGGGACAAGTACCGGCTCGCCCAGAACGAGGTTCTGGACGTGGTCGTGCCGTTCCCGGTGCTGTCGGCGCTTCTCGTCGACGGGATCACCCGCCCCGACGGCCTGTTCACAGGCGGCAACGTGGCGTCGGTGATCTCCCGCATCCAGGCCGAGCACAACGCTCGGGTGCAGTTCGTGTACGACTGGACCGGGTTCGAAGCCGTCGCCAACCCTGGCGGGTTCGGGGACCAGACCTACAACATGCTCGTGTATCCCGCAGGGTCGGTGTTCCACATCTCGTCCGAAACCCTCGACCTGGGTGAGGTGCGTGACTCCACGTACAACTCCCGGAACGAGTTCGGGACGTGGGTGGAAACGTTCGACGGGATCGCTTCGATCGGACCCGAGGTCATCCAGGTGACCGGCGGCGTGTACTGCCCATCCGGTCAGGTTGGAGCGGGTAACGCCTCGATCGTCTGCACGGCAGGCACCGGCTCGTCCTGAGTCGGGTAGGCTTCGTGTAGAGCGGAGCGGAACAAACAGAACGGGGGCCGGGAATCAACACCCGGCCCCCGTTCTGTTATTGTGGGTCACATGGCTACGTATACAGATTCGCAACTCGCCGACCTGCAAGTCCTCGGGTTGGGCGACATCGCCGACCTGCTCGGCATCGACCGGCACGCCGTGTCCATGCGACTCCACCGCACCGAACACGGCAAAACCGGAGGATGGGACTTCCCCGCCCCCCACGCCACCCTCGGCGCCTGCCGGGTCTGGCTACTCACCGAAGAACTCCAAGCCGCCATCGACCGTCATCGCACATGACCACCGTCTGCATGGTCGGCAACTTCCACGCCGAACACTCCACCGAAAACGACCTACTCCACGCACTCCACGTCAACGGATGCGAAGTCGGAACCTACGACGAACGGGACTGGCACACCGGCTCCATCCGTCTCCCCGACCCCGACGGCTACGACCTGCTGTGGTGGACCCACACCCCCGGATGGCCCACCCCCACCGACGCCGTCCAACAAGTCGAACGGTTCCGCCGTGCCGGTGTCCCCGTCGTCGGCTACCACCTCGACAGGTGGTGGGGACTGCGCCGCCAAACCGACGTGTACACCACCCCCTACTTCCGACTCATGGACGCCTTCTACGTAGCCGACCCCCAAGTAGACCGATGGGCCGCCGCCGGCGTCCCCGCCTTCCGCATGTCCCCCGGCGTGTCCGACCGGCACATCCTCGACGGCACCCCCACCAGACGATGGGTGGACTACGACGTGGCGTTCATCGGGAACTCAACCAACGGATACCACCCCGAACACACCCACCGTCGGGACATGCTCGAGCGCCTGTCGAAACGGTATGGGCGCCGGTTCGCCACCATCCCCGGCAGCGGCCCCGCTATCCGTGGGTCCGATTTGGCGGACGTGTACGCCACGATCCCGGTGATCGTGGGCGATTCGTGTCTGGTCGGCCTGGATTCTTACTGGTCGGATCGGGTTCCCGAAACGGTGGGTCGTGGCGGGTTCCTTGTCCACCCCGACACGGACTGGCAGGGTGAGTATTCGCCGAATGTCCATTTGGGTGTGTGGCGGTTGGGGGACTGGGAGGGGATGGTGTCGGTGATCGATGCCGCATTGGGGGACACGGAGCGGCGGTTGGGGGTGGCGGCCGAGGGTGCCGCCCATGTGCGTGCCACCCATCTGTATCGGCACAAGGTCAAACGAGTACTGGAGAACATGCTGTGACGGTCGAATCCGTTCCTATCCGGGTCGAGCCGGTGGAGGTGCTCGTCAACGGTCGCTGGCCTGTGAAGATGCCGCCGCATCGGGCGGAGCGTCCCGAGTGGCATACCCCACCGTATTGGGAGGGCGCCCGACTCAACCGCATGTGGGAAGTCGTCTCTGGGCTCACCCGGAAATACGAAGGCGCAACCGGGACGACGTTCTACGACGGCCCCACCATTTGGGATGTGGGCGCCGAGGAAGGCGACATGCCCGCCCTCTACTCGACGTGGGGCGCCGACGTGGTGCTGATCGAACCCAACCCGAGAGTGTGGCCGTGCATCCGATACCACTGGACCGCCAACGACCTGCCCGGTCCGGCTGGCTGTTTCGTCGGTCTGGTCGGTTCCCCCGAACAAGTCAACGACGTTTGGACCGACCCGCTGTATGAGGGGTGGCCGGAACCGGCGCTGTCCGATGTCATGTGGCCCGCCCACGGGTTCCACCACCTCCAGGACTACGCCACCGTCGACCCCGTCACCACACTCGACGCACTCCTCCCCTATTTCCCAACCCCCGACGTCATTACCGCCGACATCGAAGGTGGCGAAGGACACATGCTGGCCGGCGCCACCACCATGCTCTCCGACATCCGGCCTGTCTGGTTCGTGTCGGTGCATTCGACGTTCATGCGGGACATGTACAACCAGGACCCTCAGACCTTCGTGTTCGACGTGTTCGCCCGCCACGGATATGACCGGGACCTGATCGAGGACCGCCACGAAGCCCACTGGATTTTCACGCCATGACCACCGGGGAACAGGAACGACAGCATTGGGACGGGTTGGCGTCTGACCTGTCGAACGTGGGCGGCGGCGACACGATGCCGCCACCCGGCCATTTCATCCAGTTCCTCGCCCGAGGCTGGCGGGACACCCAGGCGGACGGCGACTTGCTCGACCTGGGATGCGGACCGGGCCGTCTGGCCGTGCCCGTGTCGGAACGTCTCCGCCGTCGGGTGTGGGCGGTGGACGTGTCCCCGAACATGCTCGCCCAAATCAACCCGGCCGCCGAGCTCGTCTGGCCGGTGCTGGGTGACGGCCGTGCGATCCCCGACGCCGTGCAGAACATCGCCATGGCCTGGTCGGTGCTCATGTTCCAACATGTCGGGTTGGATGTGCAGATCGCCTACACCGCCCAAGTCCGTAACCGGCTCCTACCGGGCGGGGTGTTCGTGGCGCAGGTGGTCACGTTCGGTCCGGTCCACGACTTCTCCCATCCGGTGGCGGCGTGGCAGGCGGTCGCCTATGGGGAGATGGCGGGCATGGATCTGGTGTGGGCGCAGCGTGATCCGGTTGTGCGGGAATGGACGTGGCTGGCATGGAGGAAACCGTGACCATCCCCGTCGTGTTCATCAACCCGACCGGCGACACCCACCGGGGCGCATGGTGGGACCAAACCATCGTCGAACACATGATCCACCAATCACGCCACAACCTCGCCACATACGAGGGGTCACTCCACGACGTACCCAACTCGGATGGCATCGTCCTGGTCGTTCACGCCGAATCCGACCACGCCGACACCCCCGAAACCGAAACCCGCATCCAAGTCCTCAACGAACGACTCGCCCGATACCGGTGGGTGCTGCTCATCGTCACGTCAGACGAAACCGACAGGTGGCCGTGGTGGACCATCAAGTCGACAGGACGGATGATCGTCTGGCGGCAACACCCCACCACCTCAGTGGCCGACCGGGCGCTGCCCCTCGGACCGCCCCCACACGCCATCGACATGCCCCCACCCCCCAGCGAACCCCGCAACCAGGACTGGTTCTTCGCCGGGCAGGTCACCCATCGTCGCCGCACCGAATGCGTCGAAACGTTACGCACAATGACCAACGGCGACCTGGTCGAAACCGAAGCGTTCCTCACCGGACTACCCATCGACGAGTACATGCGCCGGACCGCCGACGCCATGTTCATACCATGCCCATCCGGTCCGTGGACCGCCGACACGTTCCGCCTGTACGAGGCGCTCGAGTCCGGCTGCGTCCCGATCGTCGACACCGGCCCCTACCGGGACATTGATGCCACAGAATGGCGGGCACCGTTCCCCGTCGTGTCCGACTGGGGAGAGTACCCCACCCTGGACGTGGCCCTGGGTGACGATTGGCGCCAAACACAGGTTGTGTGCGAGTCGTGGTGGCAGCGGACGAAACGGAACCTGGTCGCCCAATTCGACGGGGACATCACCGACCTGTCGGGTGTCGACCTGGGCGGGTTCACTGTGATCGTGTCCACCTCACCCATCCCGTCCCACCCCGACACCCGCATCCTGGCCGAAACGGTCGAATCGGTTCTGACCCGCTGCGACGCCGACGTGATTGTTGCGGCCGACGGTGTCCGACCCGAACAGGCCGACATGACCGACCGATACCTGGCGTATCTGCGAGAGGTGGTGCGACTGTCCCGCACCGACTGGAAGGGGCGAGTGTGGGTGGACTACACGGGCGAATGGCTCCACCAGGCGGGCACGACCCGCCGTGCCCTCGCCAACGTGTGGACGCCGGCGGTCCTGTTCGTGGAGCATGACACCCCCCTGATCGGCGACATCCCGTTCGATGACCTGTCCGACTGTTTGGGCATGTTCGACGTGATCCGCCTGCATCATGAGGCGTCGATCCACCCTGAGCATGCCCATCTGAACCATGGGCCGTTGGTGACGGTCGGTGACCTGTCGTTTCAGCCGACGGTGCAGTGGTCCCAGCGGCCGCATTTGGCGACGGTGGCGGCGTATTGGAGGATCATGGAGCGGTTCTCTGAGTCGTCTCGGACGATGATCGAGGATCTGATTCATTCGACTGCTCAGACGGAGGGGTGGGAGTGGATGCGTACCGCTATCTTCCATCCTGTGGGGGGGATCAAACGGTCGACGCATTTGGATGGGCGGGAGGGTGCAAGCAAGTACGAGATGAGGTTCTGATGCTTCGGTGGGAATGCTTGAGCGGTCACAAGGCCGCAGGGGACAGGGAAGTGTCGGAGTGTTTCGTGTGTCTCGCTTCGATGATGCTGATGGAGGAATCATGAAGGTTTGGGCGGTTGAGGTCACGGCGTGTCGGTGCTGTGAGTCGGATTGGGAAGGCCTAGTAGGCGTGTATGCGACCGAGGCAGATGCGATTCGAAGGGTGGTTGAGTGGGCAGAAGACTATGGGGTGTTCCAAGGTGACATCGAATCCGAAGATCGACTGAGGGACGACTTTGAGACTGCGGTTGTGCGGGGTGACTTCGACAAGTTCGCCACCGGAATGGGGCCAGGGGCATACTGGGAGTCCCCTGACTGGACTGGTCTGGTCGGTCGAATCGCCTACGCCGCTCGGGGCCACGTGCTAGCCGAAGCCAAAGAATGGGAGGTGCTGTGACCCACCCAAACAACATGACCGCATGGGACACCATCGAATGCCGCCGATCCTGCGACGTGCACCATTCACGATGGGCCGACATCAACCTCGCCACCCACCGATACGCCGACCTGACCCCCATCCCCCCCAGGTTCCACCGTCGGTTCACCATGGAAATCTGGGACACCGAACTCCACCCCGTGGACGGTGGCCCCTACTGTCCCGCCCGTGACGCCGTGTCCGAAACGATCCTGTCCCACGGTGTGTGGGAACCCCGAGAGACCGCCGTCATGCTCTCCTGTTTGGAACGGTTCGACGGGGCGATGTTCGACATGGGTGCTCAACTCGGTTGGTTCTCCCTGATCGCCGGTTTGGGTGGCGCCGACGTGACAGCATGGGAATGTGACCGCGACAACCGGGATCGACTGCGGTCGTCCGCCGCCCGACTTGAAGTGGCCGTGAGTATCGTCCCCAACCGGATCGGACCCGACACCGAACCACTCCCACCCACGAAGGTGGCGTTCGCCAAAATCGACCTGGAAGGCGCCGAACGTGACGCCGTCCGTATCCTGTGGCCGTCGATCGACGCCGGGCTGGTCGACTCGATGCTCATCGAAGTGTCCCCCGTGTTCGACGACTACTACGGGGACATGGTGGCGGGCATCATGGAGAACGGATACGAGGCGTTCATGATGCCACCCAAACGGTTCCCGCCGTATCGGATCGACACACTCGACGACCTGGCGTCGTGGCGTCTCAACCCGGAGGGGGTCGTGGCAACGGTCGACGGGTGGCATCAGGAGGATGTCCTGTTCGTGAGGAAGGGGGCGCTGTGATCTATGTGGAGACGTGGGAGATCGTCGCATGCGAGGCGGGGCATCGGGAAATGCGGACCCGCCCTGCTGGCGTGGGTGCGATTGCAAGCGGGTCGCCTGGGATACGTTGCGCCCGCTGCGATCGGCCCTTCACGGTTCTGGTCGCCACTCGGGACGTGGAAATCGAACGACACCCCGGCCGACCCGTCATCGAAACCGTGAGGGGTGCGGCGTGAAACTCGGTTTGGTCGCCGCCGCCCAAAAACGTGGGCTCGGTACCCAATCCCGCCAGATCCACGAATGGTTGCAACCCGACGTGACGGTGATCGTCGACCCCGGCCCCGAACGACGACCCGCCATGCCCATTCACCTCGAATGGTTCCCCGGTGGCCACGTCATCGAATGGACCCCCGACGGGCGGCTCCCCGGCGCCGCCGACCTGCTCGCCGAATGCGACGTCGTGTACGCCGCCGAAACGTTCTACGACTGGTCGATCCCCGACGACCTTGACCGGCGGGGAGTCGCCACCGTCCTCCACGCCAACCCCGAGCTATATACGGGAGAACAGGTCACCCAACTGTGGGTGCCCACCCCATGGCTCGCCGACCGCCTCCCCGATGCCAGGGTCGTGCCGATGGGCTGCCCCGTCGAACAGTTCCCCACCGTCACCCCCCTCGACGTGGACCCATTGCGGGTTGTGCACCCGGCCGGGGTGGGAGCAGCCGGCGACCGCAACGGGACAGTTGTCATGGCGGGCGCCGCCAAACGACTCCGACAGTGGGGACATCGGGTAGACCTGATCGGGCCCAACGAGGAAGTGTTGGGCGTCAAGCTGGCACCGGTCGACGAATGGTGGCAGCGTGACCCGGGAGCGGCCGTGTCGGTCATCCCCCGACGGTACGGCGGGCTGTGCCTCCCAGCGTTGGAAGCCCTCGCCGCCGGTGTGCCCGTCGCCATGCCCAACATCTCCCCCCAAGACCACACCTGGCCGATCGTGCCGTTGCCGCATCGCCGATCCCCCAACATTCGACTGAAAGGCGGGCTGGTCCCCACCGTCACCCACGACCTGCAGACAGTCGCCAACGACGTGGCCCGCTATCTCGCCGACCGGGACCGCATCGACGAGGAGCGGCGGCGGGCTCGAGAGTGGGCGGTGACGCATTCGTGGGAGCGGACGGTCGGGTTGTGGTGGGAGGAATTGGCTGCCGTGTTACACTGATCGGCGAGCGACAGGAGCCTGTCTCCCTCTCTCGACAACCAGGAGAAAAACCGCCCACCCCCTTACGGCCGGTGGGCGGTTCCTGTATGTTGGCTTCATGCCGACTAGGACAGGCCAGTGGTTTGCGACTTCGCCATCGATGTGGATGAGGCTGTCGCCCGTATCGCCCGGGACTTGTTCGACGTGTCCGATCGGCGTCCTGAGGCTGTTCACCGTCTGATTGATCCGGTGCTCGCCGAGTTGGCGTTTCTCCTACTTGACACCCCTAACGCATGTTAGGTATAGTTGGGTTGTTGTCTAGCAGAGAGGAAACGACATGGACACTACGCCGACCGGCGTGCCGGACTCGACCCACATCGCAGCGCTGGAGCTCAAACACCTATCCGAGAAACTGATGTGGGCTACCGATGTGCCGATGGTGCCCAGCGAGCGGGTGCGGCTACTCACCGAGGTCGAGTTTGGTCTCCGAGCGGCCATCTCGCATGTCCGCCACCGACTGGATGTGTGGAAGGACCGCCTAGCAGACGACGAGGTAGGGCCGTGCGGATGCCCTGTGTGGCATCTCGAAGACCTCGGACACCAAGAAGGCTGCTACGGGGGTGAAACATGATTCCCTCTGCTGCCGCTGTGCTCAACCTGCTCCGAGCCCACCCCAACGACGGAGTGTGCGCCCGCACCTTCGCCATGCACGACATCTACCGGTTCGGGGCACGCATCCACGAACTCCGTCAACTCGGCTACCTGATCGAGCAGGCGAAATGCCACGCCCACCTCCACGTCAACCACATCCCCGCATACCACCTGAGAGGCGGCCCCGATGAATGACCGAGAGTTGGTGCAGGCCATCGTCGACTCGGTCGAACAGCGAGGCTATCCGCCGTCCATGCGGGAACTCGCAGACAAGTTCGACCGGTCCGCCCCCGCCATCCACCAGCGGCTCCACAAGTTGGCCGCCGCCGGGTACCTGACCATCGAACCGGGCCAACCCCGGGCGATCCGAGTAGTGAGGATTCCAGAATGACCGTCCACAAGAAGATGGCTGATGCGCTCGCCGACCTGTCCCACATCCCCAAGCAACGATCGGCGGGAGTGACCTACGAGTTCCGGTCGATCGACGCCCTCATGAACGTCCTGCACCCGGTCCTCTCCGAACATGGCCTGTTCCTGTCGCCGAGGGTGCTCGATGACTGGCAAGTAGTCGCCATCCCCGGCACGCCCGACAGGAACGGGAACTCTCGCTCGCAATTCCAGGCGCTGTTCCGGGTGTGTGTCGACGTGTACGCCGACGACGGGACAACTGTCACGTTGGGGCCAGGGTTGGCGCAATCCCACGACTACGGCGACAAGGCCGTCTACCAGGCGCAACAGAACGCCATCAAGTACATCCTCTTGGAGGCGTTCTGCATCCCCACCGCCGAACAGGACATGGACGCCCGCCATCCCGACGACGCCGGCCCCGTGGTCGACCCCGCCGAACAGGCCCGCCTCGCCACCAACCAACTCAAGGTTGACGTGGCAGAAGCGTTCGGAGGTCACAAAGAAACGGCGGCTGAGTTCTACCAGACGGCGGTCACGTCCCGGGGGTTGGACCCGGCCAAGCCGATCGAGTCCGAATCGATCCGAGCCGAGATCCTCGCCGAAGCGAAAGGCGACTCAGAATGACCGCCGTCCGCACGCTCATCGACGGAGCACGGGAAGCCGTCAACGCACTCCGCACCGCCGATCCGTCCATCGACGAAATACCCGACGCATGCGGATGGGTGCGAGAACTCGAAGTGATGCTCGCCGACTGGCGGCACACCCAAGAATCCAAACTGCGGCAATCATCCTCGCCACTCCACGACGAATCCCCCCAACCCGAACCGGTCCCCGGCCCCATCAGAGGCGAACAATTCGAACTGGTACCCACCCACCGCACCGACCGCACCTACAACACCCCCCGACTACTCGCCGACCTGTCGGCCGCCATGTGCGACATGACCGGCCACGACGTCACCATCTCCAGAATGCTTGCCGTCCTCCAAGACCGCAATGTCGTGGAGATCAAGTGGCGATGGACCGATCTCAAGGCATACTGCAAAGCCATGGGCGTGACCCTCAACATCGGCCACGACGAACTCGACCCCGACGCCGACCTCGAGTCCCCCCACGTCGGCGAAGTGAAACACGTCACCGGCTACAAGCGGGTGAGGGTTGGGCCGTGACATGGCGTGAAGCGGCCGCCTGCCTCGACCGGGGCGACGACCTGACCTGGTTCCCAGGAGCAGGACAAGGCCGGGGCCGACCCACCCATCCGGGCGCCGCCGAAGTCGCCGCCAAATCGGTGTGCAAACACGAATGCCCCGTCGTGCTCGAATGCGCCTGGTACGGGCTAGGCATGACCGAGGGGATCTGGGGGGGACTCAACCGCAACGAATCCACCCGACTCCGCAAAGCCCTCCGCAAACCGACGGCCGACCTGTTCGAAGTGGAATACGAGAAGATCGCCAAACGGGGCATCTTCGCATGACCGTCATCGGTGTCCACCCATCCCAATGGCAGCAACGCCACCTGACCCCTCTCGTCGAAGGACTCCAAACCCGAGGGGTGACCATCGTCCCCGCCACCGAAGCGGACTCGGTGATCGTCGCCTCCCGCATCGACGCCGAAAAGGCCACATGGCGGCGCACCCCACCGAAACGGCTGATCCTGGTCGAACACGGCGCCGGCCAACAGTACGCCCACCCGACTCGGGGAACGATCGACGCATCGTTTGGGACACCCGACCCGAACGTCACTCTGTTCCTCGCCCCATCCCAACGGGTCGCCGACCAGATGCGCCACGCCGTCCCCCGTGCTGTTCGGGTTGTGGTGGGGTCTCCCGCCGTGGAACGACTCCGCACCGCCCGTCTCGACCGGATGATGGCGGCGTCTGTCGCCGGGGTCGCCTGGCCGTGGACACACGTTTGGACGTGCCACTGGCAGATGCATTCCCCCATGAACGAATCGTTCACATCGTGGCCCTGGTCGTTGGACGTGTTGAAGCGGATGGACCCTGACGTGCGGGTGGCGCACGGCCACCCCCGCATCCAACATCGGATCGTGCCGAATGTCCCGACGGGATGCCGCACCGAAACGCAATGGGATGTGGCTGCGGTGGACGCCGCCGTGTTGGTCGCCGACAACACGTCTGTCATGTGGGAGGCGTTGACGGTGGGCATTCCGGTGGTGGCGATGACCCCTCCCGGCTGGCTGGACGGGGCACCCCACGGGTTCCCTAGGTTCGGTCCTGACCGGGTTCGGCTACCCACGATCCACAACCCCGACGACACGGCCGTCCGGGTTGCCGAGGCTATAGAAGGCGGGGCGTTCGACCCTGGCGTGTACGAAATTGTGGATGGGGCGACAGACCTCGCCGTTAGTGTTATCATGAATCACGTTGTCGATTGAGAGGATGAAATGAGTATGTACACGCCGAAGGACGTCTCGAAGGTGGAGGCGACCCGCTCCTCGATTCGAGAAGCGTGGCGCGGAGCCGACGAGGTTCTCGCAAACCTGATCTCGGACGCCACCGACGCCGAGCATGTCGCCCACGAGGCGAAAGGCCGGATCATGGAAGGCGCCGACCCGAAACCCGTGCTCGCATGGGTGCTCACCCAAATCACCGGACAGGAGACCGTACTGTGAACGTCAACCGTGCCGAACTGGCAACCGCACTCAACCGGGCAGCATCCGCAACCGGAACCATGCTCCCCGTCACCGCCAACATCCGACTGGAAACCACCGACGGACTCCTAACCGTCACGGGCACCAACCTGGACGTCACCGTCGAAGTGACCATCCCCGCCAAAGGCAAACTCGGGCCGGTCCTCGCACCCGCCCACATCGCCCGCCAGGTGGCCGCACTCACATCCGAAACGGTCGAC